ATTGACCATTGTAATACTCATTCTAGTTTTAAAGATAGAGTTTACATGTCAAACTTATGTCAAGAAATTACATTACCTACAGACCCTATTCAACACATTGATGGAGAGGGTGAGATTGCATTATGTATTTTAAGTGCTATCAATGTAGGTAAATTAAACTACCTTGAAGACTTAGAAAGTCTTTGTGACCTTGCAGTAAGAGCTTTAGATGAAATTATTGACCATCAAAGATATCCAGTTAAGGCTGCCGAAGTATCTACAAAGGCAAGAAGAAGTCTTGGTATTGGTTATATTGGTCTTGCACATTACCTAGCAAAACTAAAATTAAAATATAGTGATAAACAAGCGTGGAAAGAAGTTGACGAATTAACAGAGGCATTTCAATTCTATCTATTAAAAGCAAGTAATGAAATTGCAAAAGAAAAAGGTCAATGTGATTACTTCCACCGTACAAAGTATTCAGACGGCATCCTACCAATTGATACTTACAAAAAGGAAGTTGATGAACTTTCAGGCAGAAAACTGTCTATGAAATGGGAACAACTCCGTAAGGATATCAAAGAACATGGGCTAAGACATAGCACCTTATCAGCTCAAATGCCGTCTGAATCTTCTAGTGTGGTTTCAAATGCTACAAACGGCATTGAACCACCTAGAGATTATTTAAGTATTAAAAAATCTAAAAAAGGTACTTTAAAACAAGTTGTACCAGATTATAATAGATTGAAGAACCATTATACTCTTTTATGGGATATGAAAGGGAATGAAGGATATATAAATATCGTTGCAGTAATGCAAAAGTATTTTGACCAAGCAATAAGTGGTAATTGGTCTTACAATCCAGAAAATTATGAAGACAACCAGGTGCCAGTTTCAGTAATGGCTCAAGACCTATTGTCAACATACAAATACGGTTGGAAGACTTCTTATTATCAAAATACATATGACGCTAAGAAAGACCTTGACGAACCAACACATCCAGTTGGTTGGACAGATAATGTAGAAGAGGATAAACCAGCAACATTGCAAGTTGAAGAAGATTGCGATAGTTGTACAATATAGAAAGGTAACTTATGGCATATTTGTGTGTCAATACACCTCATGTTGATGTGTATGTTAAGAAAGAATATCTATATGATGGTAATAGAGGACATGGTGAATTAGTCGAGGGAGTATGGGTAACAGCTAAGTCTATTCAAGGTAGAGCATTATATTTTGAAACATATATTCCAGAATATGGTGCTTTGTATGACAAGTTGCCAATTAGTGCATTTGTATGGAAAAAAGATTATGAAGGAGAAGTACCTTTAACAGAATTACAGTTATGGGATTGTTTTAGTTATGATATTGCAATTATTGAAAAACAAATGCTTAGTGGCAATCAATGTAAATATTTGTCGTCAAGTAAAAAATGGTATAAGGGTTGGTACATGTTTACAATAGACAATGCTAACTCAACAAATTTAGAAAGAAATATAACTTATAGTGAAGTACCGTCACAACATAAGTCATTTAATATTCTAAAGTTAGAGAACGGCTATTTTGCAGCTCAACCTAACAATAGAGTGATATTCTATGATAAGAGTTATACTCCTAGCGAGTTGAAGTTTCCAGACTTCAATGTGTCCACTAAAGAGTATAGTGTAGAATGTGAACAAAAATGGACAGCAGGTGATGACGATAAATTCTTTTATGATTTAGAGGAGAGAAAAGAGTAATGGCTAAAAGCGTATTCAGTAAAGAAAAAGGACTAGACTTCACAAAACAACCTATGTTTTTTGGTGAGGACTTACAAGTACAACAATATAGTGATATGAAATATCCTATATTTGATAAATTAAACCAACAACAATTAGGTTATTTTTGGAGACCAGAGGAAGTTTCTTTACAGAAAGATAGAAACGATTATCAAGAATTATCTCCTCAACAAAAGTTTATTTTTACTTCTAACTTGAAGTATCAAACTATGTTAGATAGTGTACAAGGTAGAGGTCCATGTTTGGCCTTTTTACCATTTGTATCTAATCCTGAATTAGAAGGCTGCATTGTCACATGGGATTTCATGGAAACAATTCACAGTAGAAGTTATACATACATTATCAAAAATTTATACTCACAACCTAGTGAAGTGTTTGATACAATTATTGAAGATGAAAAGATTGAAAAGAGAAGTAAATCAGTTACACAAACCTATGATGAATTAATTGAATTAGGTTATAGATGGCATTTAGATAAGAGTAAAGTTGACCTTTATGAACTTAAAAAGAAAATGTATCTTGCAATGGTAACTGTAAACATTTTAGAAGGCCTTAGATTCTATGTATCGTTTGCTTGTTCGTTTGCATTTGGTGAACTTAAATTACTTGAAGGTTCTGCTAAGATTATTTCTTTTATTGCAAGAGATGAAAGTCAACATCTTGCAATGTCACAAACAGTTATCAATAACTGGCATGACCGTAATGATGACAAAGATATGTTAAAGATTAGAAAAGAATTAGAACAAGAAGTTTACAAAATGTATGATGACGCATTACAGGAGGAAAAGCGTTGGGCAACACATCTATTTTCTCAAGGAAGTATGATTGGATTATCAGAAAAACTGTTACACCAATTTGTAGAATACATGGCGAACAGACGAATGAAAAGTATCGGACTAGAGCCAAGATACGAACAAAAATCAAACCCTCTACCGTGGGTAGACCATTGGTTGAATTCAAAGGGTACACAAAACGCACCACAAGAAACAGAAATTGAGTCCTATGTTATTGGTGGTATTAAACAAGATGTTAAAAAGGACCAATTCAAAGCATTTAAACTATAATGGAAAAAGCAATCAAAAAGTGTTCCTCATGTGAGACTAAATATACCGTACAATGGGATATTGAAGAGCAAGATTTAGAACCTCTTACATGCCCATTTTGTGGATATGAGGTAGAAAATGAAGAAGACCAACCAGAAGAAGTCTGGACTAACGAAAACGAAGACGACAATTGGGATTGATTATAGTTTAACAAGTCCAGCTGTTTGTTTAGATAATGGAAACTTGATGTTTTATTATCTAACAAATAAGAAAAAGTGGATTGGTCAAATGAGTGAGGATATAATTGGTTATGAACATAAAGAGTGGACTGACCCTATACAAAGATTTACTTACATCTCTGATTTTGTGTTTGACATTATCGGTTCGCTTGTTAATCCTGAAATTTACATTGAGGGTTATTCTTTTGGTTCTAAAGGCCAAGGTCTTTTTCAAATCGCTGAAAATTGTGGCATACTCAAATATAGACTTCTCGAAAAAGGTTACACATATAATACCGTTGTACCAAGCGTTGTTAAAAAAGGTGCTACAGGCAAAGGTAACGCAGACAAAGACATGATGTACGAGGCATTTGTAAAAGAAACTAACATTGATTTGAAACAAATATTTGATACAGAAAAAGTAGGTAACCCTATATCAGATATTGCAGATAGTTATTTTATACAAAAGGTTGGTTATGATAATTATTCCAGATAATAAACTAACTAGTGATGGTTATGCACCTCATAAATTTATTCATGGGTTTGTAAAACATTGGGAAGATTTAAGAGATGAATGGCCAGATGAAAGTTTATTTAAAGATGAAGGCCACATAAAACCTAGAAAACACGGACAAAGACCACATTTACGAAAGTTTATGTGTTATTCGCCATGGCCTGATAGTCCATATTTTAACCAATATAAAATACGCAGATATCAATTATCTGAAACATGGGATTATTTTGTAGATAAAATTTTTAGTAGTAAAGAATATTCTGATTGGATAAAAGAAACACTAGAAATACCAGACAATAATTTTAAATATAGATTTGATTGGCATTTGACAAAAGGTGGACAAGATGTATCACCTCATGTTGATAGTGCAGGTAAATATGGTAGTCACTTAATATATTTCATGCCAGATGGTTGGGACGATAATTGTGGTGGTCAAACAGTATTTTATAAAGGTAAATTAGTAGAAAATTTAAATCCCGAATTTACAGATTTCAAAGAACATATATCTTATTCAAATACAGGTAATACATCATTACTGTTTAAGAATGTAGAAAACGGTTGGCATGGTGTAACAAAAGTAAATAGTGATTTAAATAGACAAATATTTAATGTGGTAATTTTAAAAAATGATTGAGTTTTGGAATAATGATAAAACTAAATTAGATTGGGCTGTTGAGTACCAAGAGGTGGCTGGTATAAAGTTTAAGTATGATAATTACAATAGATTAATTAAAAAAAGAATGAGTAGTTATTATACAAAAGAACCAAATACCATAAAGTGGCTAAATGAGATGAAAGAAGGTGAAACTCTAATTGATATAGGAGCAAACATTGGTGTTTATAGTTTATATGCAGGCAAAAAAGGTGTTAGTGTTTTTGCATTTGAACCTCATGCACAAAACTTTGCTGATTTAAACACAAACATAGTTATAAATGATTTATCAAGTTATGTTAGAGCGTATCCTGTAGCTTTACTTGATAAACCATTTTCGCCAGAAAAATCATCAATTAGTTTATTATCAATTGTACCAGCACAATCACATAATAATGTGAGTGCCACAGGCCAATATGTACAAGGCACCGTAGTTTTAGATTTAGATAGTTATAATTTTGAACCTGACTATATAAAACTAGATGTAGATGGTTTAGAGGATTTAGTTATTGCAGGCATGACTAATACTTTAAAAACTGTCAAGTCAATATTAGTAGAAGTAACTACTATAGATACACTAAAACCTTTAATAGATTATGGTTTTAAAATAGATGAAAGTATGACTTATAAGTTAAGTGATACTGAAACAAATTATGTTTTAAGGAGATGACATGAAAAATATAAAAGGGTGGCAGTTGCCCAATTGGGACAATCACTATGAAGCCATGTTAACTGAACACAACGGTACATGGCATTATCAAAAAGAACAAAGAGATTTTGCATTAAGTTTTGTAAAAGACTGGAACTTTGCATTAGATATTGGTGGCAATATTGGTTTTTGGTCGCAAGATTTATGTAGAAAATTTAAATCTGTGACAGCATTTGAACCACATCCAGAAAACTTAGAATGTTATAGGGAAAACATGAAAGAGTTTGATAATTGGCACATGGAAGAAGTTGCATTATCAGACCATCAAGAAGAGAATGCTGTTTTATTTTCTAGTCCTGATGAAAGTGGTAATGTAAGTTTACTTGCACATGGAGTTACACATGGCAATTCTATTAGAACTTTGAAAGAAGAACAACTAAACAAAACTTATACAGATGTAAAAATGTTAGATGATTATGTTAGTGAATTTGATGGCAAAGATATTGGTTTTATTAAAGTTGATTGTCAAGAACATGAAAAAGAAATTGTTAATGGTGGACTAGATTTATTAAGTAGGCATAATGCTGTATTGTGTTTAGAATTACCTTGTAGAAATCCACAAGAAAAACAGTACCATGATGATATTGTTAATGTTTTAAGTGGTGTTGGATATGTTAGACGAGGTAACAAAAGAAAAGAAACTATATTTACAAAATGGTCTGATTAAATGTGTGCCATTCACGGTATATTTAAAAGAGATATTACAGCCATTGAAAAGATGGTTGATAAAGCGCACCACAGAGGTCCTGATGGTGATGGTGCTTGGCATGATGACTTCATTACATTAGGTCACAATCTCCTTTCTATTGTAGATGAAGAAGTTAACTCAAAACAACCGTGGATATATGAAAATCTAGTATTAGTTTATAATGGTGAAATATATAATTACAAAGAACTAGGTAAAGAGTTTGATTTAGATACAAATACAGATACCGAAGTCATCATAAAAGGCATAGCAAAATATGGTCATAGTTTTTTAGATAAACTAGACGGCATGTTTGGTCTTGCTTGTTACAATAAAATCACAAAACAATTAATACTAGCAAGAGATAGTAATGGTATAAAACCAGTTTATTATGGTTTTCATAATCATACAATTCATTTTTCTTCAGAAATTAAATCTTTATTAGAAGTTGGTTTTGAAAGACGAGTTAATAAAAAGGCCTTATCACACTATCACAAACTAGGATATAATTCAGGTTACCTTACTATGTTTGAAGGCATACAAAAGTTAGTGCCTGGTGAAGTTAGAATATATGATGTGATAGAGGGTAATGTTATTGAAAGTAGAAATCTTAATAACTATCAATATAACTTTAAAGGTTTACATTTAGAAGAAGTACAAGAAAGAATTAATAAAAGTGTAAAACAAACTTTAATGGGTCGTAGAAATATTGGTCTGTTTTTATCTGGTGGTATGGACAGCACATCAATTTTATATGAGATGTTAAGTTTAAATGTAAAACCAAAAACATTTACTACAGCATTTGATACGATTGACCCTTATAGTAGATTAAATGAAGATAGTAAAATTGCAAAAGGTTTAGCAAGTGATTTAAAGGTTGAAAATCATGCCTTGTTTCAATCTCAAAATGATTATGTTGACGCATTAGAAGATACTTTTTATGCATTAGAAGAACCTAGACAAGGTAAATCTTTTCCTTCTTATTACAACACAAATAAGTTTTTAGCAAAAAATAATATTACTATTACATTAGCTGGTGATGGTGGTGATGAATTGTTTGCAGGTTATAAACATCATTTAAATCCTGATTGGAAAACAAATATTACAAGACTGTGTGGTAAGAACAAAATATTAAAGAATAATGAACTATCTTGTACTGTAGATGACTTAATGGATTACATGTATGAATGGTTGCCTACAAAACCTATGACAGGTGATAAGTTAAATGATTTTTTATATATAGAGAGTTTAACCAATTTAGCTGAAGATTTTTTTATAAGAAATGATAAGTTAGGTATGGCATTTAGTATGGAAGGAAGATTTCCTTATATGAATAAAACTATTAGAGATTATATTAGAGGTATACCTAGTAAATTAAAAGTACATGAAAAATTTACACAAAATCCTACATTGTATAATAAAAAATTACAAAAATCAGCTTACGCAGGAAAATTACCACAATATATTATTAACCATCCTAAAACAGGTTGGAGATTTCCTACAGATGAAA